CGTATCAACGTCTGCATCTACATCAATCTCCTCTTCATCCTGTTCGGAAAGAGATTCTTTTACTAATTGGTTGATTTCTTCCTTCATTGTAGAAGCAAGTATTCCTTTTGCATTTTCGGCTATAGCTTCTTCAACTTGTTTCATTTGAATAAGAGCCTCTTGAACTAAAGATTTGTTTTCTTTCATGAAAATCTATTATTTTTACAATATAAATAGTGTCAAATAATAAAAAATTCACTTTTGAGGTAACACAATCTTATTTTTATTTTATAAAAAAGTACCGAGCATAAAAAAAGTGGTCAATTGTGACCACTTTAATTTAATTTGTTTAAAATCTAATTATTCGATTACCTCATCAATTTTACTCTCTGATACTGAAGTAATTCTCCAATCATTAGTAAAACCTTGATATTTCTCAGTAACCTTTGCCTCAACATCTGTTACCGAAAAACCTTTAACTAATTTCTCTTCTCTGATTTTTTTGATTTTACCAGTATTCTCATCAGGCAAGTCATACTGAATTTTTGCTACAAAATATTTTTCGTCCATAATTTATTATTTTCCCAAATAATCGGTTAATTTTTTCATTAAGTCAACTCCTTTAGATTGGAATTCCGAATTTTCAGGTGATTTGTATTTTTTTTCCTCTTCCAAATTTTCTTCATACTTGTCTCTATCATTAGGATTGGTGAATAAGTAAGCTCCTGGTGTTGATGGAGATGATACCAAGTCAAAACAAATTAATTCAAAATCGTCTTGTACTTCATTTCTTTCCCCAACCTTTTTTAACGAACCAACTCCTCTTGAAGAAACTCCCATAGTAACACCTTGTCTCATCAAGTTAGCTGCTTGGTCTCCTTTAGTAGAAACAATACCCCTTTCATGAAATCCTGGTGATGTCAACAATTTAAGTTTACCCATCAAGATATTCTTATCCCACCATATATCTGTGATGATATGTGATACCCTGTCTAAGTCAATTAGAGAAGACTCAGGGTGATTAAGTTCTGAAGTTGATAGACCTTTATCAATTGCTTTTTTATAGTTCTCGGCTTCTCTCTTCAAGATTCTTTCAGGATAAAATCTTCCGTTTCTATTTGGTGTATCGTATTTTTGTAATACCGCATAAAATTCAAAAGGGTTTCTGTAGTCTAACTCCTTAGCCTCTCTTAACATCTCGGCATTACGAACATCTTTTGGTGATATCCAACCTGCATCTGTTTCAACCAATATTCCATGACCTACTTCACTTGCTTCTAATATTCTTAATTGTTTCATGAATTCTTTTTAAGATAAATATACGATACAAGTATCTTTTTAAGTTTAATCATTTTTTGATGGTGAAAATTCAAAGTATTTGTTTTGGATAACATTCTCTTTGAATATGTTTTTGATAATTTTTTTAACTGAATCTTTTACTTCGGGGGATTTAAAATCTATTTCACTATTGGTGTATAAATTAACCTCTAAATTTAGAAAGGATTTTTTTCCGTGTGATATTCCACTTGTTCTGAGGTCTAAATCTACTATACTTTGTTCTTTAAATAATTCGTGGTTTATTGAATTGAATACCGAATGTTTAATGTCTCGGCTTAGGTTACAAACAACTCTGTTCCAATTGTCGTGTTCAAATTTGGGGGTTACCCATGATTGTATGTTTATGTATAGTGATTTCAAATTTTTAGAATCTACAGTACCGTACACCGATTTAATTGGATTGTAGAGATTTAACTTTACACTTTTTCCTTTTTTCATTAAGTTTCATATTGTCAATGTTTATTTGTTTGTAAAAAAATAACAAAAAATAGTTCCATTGTCAAAAACTTTCAGAAAATATAAGATATTTGTATAATATGTTAAAAGTAGATGTAAAAAAAGACGGGATAGAAAAAGCCCTAAAGACATTAAAGTCAAAAGTAATTAAAACTAAACAAAATCAGATATTGTTTGGTAAAAAAGAGTTTGTTAAAAAGTCGGTAGAAAAAAGACAACAAAAGTTGAAGGCTTCTTACATTCAAAAATTGAAATCTAAATTAGATTGATTCTTCTAAGTTTTTTAACTTAAGGAAATTAAGTTGGTCAAATTTTTCAACTTTCAATCTATCAATTGTTTCAGACAATTTTGTTTGAATTTCAAACTCGTGTTCGTTTTCTAATAGAGTATTTAATTTACCAATAGTACTTTCACGTAAAGTTTCAAATTTCTCTTTAAGAGATGAAGTGTCTTCAGACATTAATTGGATAAATTCTTTTTTTGCGGTTTCGTCAAGATTGTCAAGATAACTATTCAAAGTTTGATTCGCAATAAAGACCATAGATTTTAAAGGAATGTTAATTGTTTCCTTTATGGTTTCTTTTTTCGCCAATTTTAAAGTTTGAATTAAATTTTTCTTTGATTTTAATCTTTCCATTAAATCCAACTTGTTTGTGTAAACAAGAGCGTCAACGTCAGAATATTTGTTTTCAACGTTTTCAGTTACGGTCTTTGGAGTTTTAATTAGTGGTAATAGTTTTTGAATTAAACTAATACCTTCATCAAGAAAATCTTTGGCGTCGTTTTCAGTTAATCCTTGAGGTGTTGTTAATTGGTCGTATAAAGAATATAGTTTTGACATATTTTTATTACTCAAAACGTTGTGTTTGAATTCTTTTAACGATTTTTTAAACTCCTGTTCATTTCTGTAGGATTCTAATAAGTTGTTTTCAATTATGGATTTGATTTGCCCGAAAGTCATTTTGTCTATTTTCAATATAAATATTACGAGTTTAATAACTTATCCAATTCTTTTGAAATTTCTCCCAAAGAATCTTGACCTTGGTCTAAATTAAAAAATCTACTTTTTTCTGCGAATCCGCTTTCTAATAGAATATTCATTCTTTCTTTTTTAGATTCAGGTGTAACTTCAGATTCACCTCCTGTTGGTGGAACTTCTGCTGGTGGAGCTTCTTCACCTCCTGTTGGTTCTGCAGTTTCAAATCCACCACCACCAAATGATGGAACCGCACCCGTATCATCACCCGCAGTAGTTGCAGTAGCACTTGCAGTACCACCTGTAGAACTACCGTATAATTTATCAATATTATCAAATAAACCTGTTTTGGTAATAACTGTAGGTGTTGCTTTAAGTTCTTCACCAACCGCTCTTTCAATTCTTTGTTGTTGTAAATCCAACCTGATTTCTTCATCAGACCAACCAAAGATATGTTTTTTAGCCCATGTTGATGATGTAGGTTGAATACCGTTTCCTGGGTCTGCAACCAAATCTTTATACAATAATACTTTTTCTTTCCATACGTCGATTTTTAATAAATCGGCTTGTGTTGATGGGTTTGTAAGTCCTAATGTAAAGTTTTGTAATTCATCCTCAAACCCTAATAAGAATAAGTGAACGATTGCAATCTTGTTCAACTCGGCAATCATAGATTTTTGAATTCTGTTGATTGTACGAGCAAAACGGATATCTTGTAATGATAAGTTTTTACCATCACCAACAACTTCTTCAAATCCTAAAAATGCCTTTGGAACACGAAGTGCCGTCAACAATTTCTTTTGAATATATTCAATGTCGGCAATCTCTGATAAGTTTGTTGCTCCTGGTAATGTTGTAATTGGGTCTGGAGCTGCAGGGTCACGAACAGGGATGAAATAATCTTGGTCAACAGCCATTTGGTTAAACCTCATATCAACATTACCTGTTTTGGCATCAACAATTTGTTCTCTTTTAAATTTGTTGGCAACACGGTTTACGTATGCTTCAACATCATCGTCATTCATGTTACCCACGAATACTTTAAACATTCTTCTTTCAGGTGCTCTTGATGTACGATAAATTAACATCGCATCTTCCGATAACAATAACTGTTTCCAAATACGTCGAGCCTTTTCCAACATAGATGTACCATAAGGAAGTTTTCTATCGTCACCTAATAATCTAAAGTGAGCGATTTCCCATGATTGAAACTCCATGTTTTTATTCTTCCAAGTAAAGTGAAGAGCCTTTTTATTCTCATCTTTTTCTTGTGTAATATCAACAGTAATCTTAGCAGTAACTCCAACCTCATGACGTTCAATTTCAATTGTTGGTAATTGTTGACAACCAATAATACCTTTTTCAGGGTCTAATTTCATATAAACGAAGTTATCACCATACTTACACGTGTTTCTTGTCCACATTGGTAAGTTAGTATTAATATCGAGGGCGTTGTTAAATAAATCGGCTAATACTGATTTAATTCTTTTTGATTCTGAATAAATTTGTAAGATAAAACCATCTTCATTTGTTGTTGTAGACTCCTCAGAGTAAATGTCCAATGCCGCAGAAATCTCAGGAGTATATTCCATTGACTCATAATCGTATTGAGCAGACAATCTTGATGGTTCATAATAGATTGCCTGAGAGTATAAATTATTCTCAACTTTAGCCCATTGATTTGTTAAATAAAATGTTTGTTGGGCTTGGAGTTTTTCTCTCTCATAATCGTCACGATTTGGTGTACGCAGAAGTTCTTTTTTATCAAACTTAAAAGTCGGATAATCCTGTTTCAACAGTGAATTTGGGCCGAATGTTTGCGATAGCCTCTGCCAGACCGTTAGATTTTGTTCACTCATATTACAAT